CGCCGACAAACGTTTTCGCGGAAAAGCGGTCCGAACGGGTCGCCGTTTGACCCGGTTTTATGCAGGGGTTGCATACGTTTATGCAGGGGGTGGAGGGGGGATGATGGGGTGTGACAAGACGGGTCAGACCGTGATCCTGGTCGTCGGGCGCCGGCTCGAGCTCCCCTGGCATTTCGCCGACGACGAGCTCGGGCCGTGCACCTGGTGCGGCGGGCTCGTGCGGTACCGCCCCCGCGGGCCGGCCCCGGGCGTCCTGGTCTGTCCCGGCTGTTTTGGCCCCCGGGCGGTCCCGGGCGACGTGTGGATCATGCCGCACGAGCTCGTCGCCGCGCGCCAGGCGGCCGCGTCATGATCCGCGCGCTCCGTCGCCTGGCGGTGAAGCTCTTCGGGAATCCGCCCGATCCCGCCTGGCATCCTCAGACCCCGATCCCGCGGTTCACCGGGTACGATGCCGACCTGGCGCGCGCGGGCGTTCAGCGCGCACGCGATCGGGCCGCGCGCGTTCGTCGGGCCAATGACGGCGCCGGCCCGAAACGGATCCCGTAAATGGGGAATTGGAACTCGGGCCGGCGGCCGGCGCCGACCGCGCTGAAAGTCTTACGCGGGAACCCGGGGAAACGGCCGCTCAATGTCGACGAGCCCACGATCCCCGCGGCCGATCCGTCGTTCGACACACCGCCGCGCGAGCTCGCCGACGACCTGGTCGCGGCCGCCGAGTGGACGCGCGTCGCGCCGCTGCTCCGTCGCGTCGGGCTCGTGAGCGCCACCGAACGCGCCGCGCTGACGGCGCTCTGTCAACAGTGGTCGCGGTACCTCGCCGCGCATCAGCAAGTGATGACGCTCGGGATGTGTATCGAGACGACGAAGAGCGTCCCGATCCCGAACCCGTACCTCCTGGTCGCCGATCGCGCGCTCCATCACTGTCAACGGCTCTGGTCGGAGCTCGGGCTCACGCCGTCGGGCCGTGCGCGCGCGTCGAAACTCCCGACGCCGCCAGGTGAAGCGGCTCCGTCGAAGTGGGCGGGGCTCCTCACGTGACGAACCCGAACGGCCCCGGGCGCAAAGTCCAGATCATCAACGGGCTCACACATACGAAGGGCCCGTTCGCGGGGCAACCGTTCCGCTTGCGCGCGTGGCAGGAAAAGAAAATCATCCGGCCGCTCTTCAAGATCGATCGCCGCACGGGCAAGCGCCAGCATCGGATGTGCCTGTTGATGATGCCGCGCAAGAACGGAAAAACGGAACTGCTCGCGGCGCTCGCGATCGATGGGCTGCTCTTCGACGGGGAAATCGGCGCGGAAGTGTACAGCGCGGCCGCCGACAAGGACCAGGCCGCGCTCGCGTTCAACGTCGCCGCGCAGATGATCCGGAACGATCCGGAACTGCTCGCGCGCTGCGACATTCTCGATTCGCAGAAGCGGATCGTCGATCACAAAACGGGCTCGTTCTATCGCGCGATCTCGGCGGAAGCGTATTCAAAGCACGGATTCAACGCGTCGCGCGTGTTGTACGACGAGCTCCACGCGGCGCCGAATCGCGAGCTCTGGGACGTGCTCACGTCGTCGACGGGCGCCCGCGCGCAACCGCTCACGATCGCGATCTCGACGGCGGGGTACGACCGACACTCGATCCTCTACGAGCTCTACGCCCACGCGAAGAACGTCGCCAAGACGCCGGCGCTCGATCCGGCGTTTCTCCCGATCCTGTTCGAAGCGCCCGACGATGCCGACTGGACCGACGAGCAGGTCTGGCGCCGCGCGAATCCCGCGCTCGGTGATTTCCGGTCGCTCGAGGAAATGCGGGCCGCGTGCGCCCGGGCGAAGGAAATCCCCGCCCAGGAGCAAGCGTTCCGCCGGCTGTACCTGAACCAATGGACCGAACAAGCGTCCCGCTGGATCGGGCTCGACGCCTGGGACCGCTGCCAGGTCCCGATCGATCGCGCGACGCTCCGCGGCCGCCGGTGTTTCATCGGGCTCGACTTGTCGACGACGACGGACCTGACCGCCGCGGTCGCCGTGTTTCCCGACGGCGATCGGTTCGACGTGCTCCCGCATTTCTTCGTCCCCGCGGATCGGATCGCGATCCGCTCGACGCGGGACCGCGTCCCGTACACCGAATGGGCGCGCGCCGCCCTGCTCACGGCGACGCCCGGGCCCGTCGTGGATTACGACTACATTCGCCGGCTGCTCCTCGAGTGGGATCAGGAATTCGACGTCCAGGTCGTCGCGTACGACCCCTGGAACGCGACCGACGTGATCAGCCGGCTCGAAAAGCTCGACGGGTTCACGTGCGCGAAGGTCCGCCAGGGGTTCGCGTCGCTCTCGGCGCCGTCGAAACTGCTCGAGAAGGCCATCGTCGGGCAGCAGCTCCGACACGACGGACACCCGATCCTCCGGTGGAACATCGGGAACATGTCGGTCGAATCGGACGCGGCGGGCAATATCAAACCCTCCAAGGACCTGTCGACGGAGCGGATCGACGGCGGGTACGCGCTGATCATGGCGATCGATGCGATGTCCCGCCACGGGCACGACGCGCCGCCCGAATATCAGATGATCATCCTCGGCGGGGCGTAAACTACAGGCCCGACATGGCGAACCCCAGAGGCCGCCCGCCGCTCGACCGCACCGACCGATCCATCCCCGTTTCCGTCACGCTCCCGGGCCGCACGTACGCGGACGTCTGCCGCCGCGCGTCGCTCGAGCGCGTGTCCGTCCCCGAAATCATCCGGCGCGCCGTGGCCCTGGCTGCAAATAAAAACACAGAAACTTCCGGCGCGTAACATTCCGGGCGTGCTTCGCGCGTACGCGGTACTGGACACGAAGCGGACCGACGGCCGCCCCCGCCGGATCGCCGGTGTCGCGACGACCCCGACGCCCGATCGGGCCGGCGACATCCTCGATCCGCTCGGCGCGACGTTCCGGAACCCGCTTCCGCTCCTCTGGCATCACGACAGCCAACGACCCATCGGGACCGTCGAGCTCCGCGCCCCGACGGCCAAGGGGATCGACTTCGAAGCGACGATCCCGAACGTCGAGACGCCCGGGCCGCTCCGCGACCGCGTCGAGGAAGCCTGGCAAACGCTCGCCGCGGGCCTGATCACCGGCGTGTCGATCGGGTACCGCGTGCTTGACGGCGGGATGCAGATCCTCAAGAACGGCGCCCGCCGCTTTTCCCGCGTCGAGATCTGTGAACTCTCGCTCGTGACCGTCCCCGCGAACATGGACGCCACGATCCACACGATCAAACAACTCGACGCGTCGTACCTCGCCGCGCCTGGCGCTTCGTCCGTACCGATCCCGAGATCTCCCATGACCACTGCTGAACGGATTCAAAACCTCGAAAACACCCGCGCCGCCAAGGTCGCGCAGATCGCGAACCTCATGTCTGAGGGGCCCGACACGACGACGACCCCCGACGAGCAGGGCGCGGCCGTGGATCAACTCCGCGTCGACGTGAAATCGATCGACGTCGACCTGGTGCGGTACCGGGAGCTCGAGACGTTCCAGGCCGCGACCGCGACACGGATCGTCCCCGGCCAGGGCGTCACGGCGCCGCGGAACCCCGTCGTCACGATCAAATCGAACGTGCCGCCCGGGACCGCGTTCGTCCGCGCCGCGTGCGCGAAGCTCGTCTGTAACGGCAACGTCCACGAAGCGGCCGAGTACGCGAAGCGGTGGGACTCCTCGACGCCCGAAGTCGCGCTGTACTTGAAGGCCGCGATCGCGCCCGGGACGACGACCGACGCGACCTGGGCGGGTCCGCTCGTGAATCAGGCCATCGCGGCCGAATTCATCGAACTGCTCCGGCCCGCGACGATTCTCGGGAAGATCCCCGGGCTGCGGACGGTCCCGTTCAACACGAAGGTCCCCGCGCAAACCGCCGGCGGGACGTACGGGTGGGTCGGCGAATCGAAGCCCAAGCCCGTCACGAAACTCGCGTTCAGCGCGACGACGCTGAGTGTGGCGAAGGCGGCCGGGATCATCGTCCTGACCGAAGAGCTCGTCCGGTTGTCGAATCCGTCGGCGGAAGATCTGGTCCGGCGCGACATGATCGCGGGGATCGCGCAGTTCCTCGACACGCAGTTCATCGATCCCGCCGTCGCCGCGGTCGCGGGCGTGAATCCCGCGTCGATCACGAACGGCGCGCCGACCGCCGCCGGCAGCGTCAGCCCACTCGCCGACATCATGTCCCTGATCAACCACTTCGCGACGAACAACATCGCGGTCGACGGAGTGACGTTCATCCTGTCGGCGGCAAACGCGCTCGGGTTGTCGTTCCGCACGAACGCCGACGGGTCGCCGACGTTCCCCGGGATCACGATCAGCGGCGGGAACTACAAGGGGCTGACGTTCATCGCCAGCCAGGCCGCCGGGACGAACGTGATCGCGCTGCAACCGTCGCTGGTGCTTTATGCCGACGACGGCGGGGTCACGATCGACGCGTCGCGGGAGGCATCGCTCCAGATGGACAGCGTGCCCGCGTCGCCGGCTGATGCGACGACCGTGTACGTGTCGCTCTGGCAATCGAACTGCGTCGGGCTGCGGGCCGAACGGTTCGTGAACTGGCTGCGCGCGAACGCGAACGCCGTCAAGTACCTGACCGCGGTCGCCTGGCCCGCGCCCGCGGCCGCTGCCGAACCCCCGGCGCTACTCGCCAAGTAACGTCGGCCAGGGGGCGCGGGCGTGTATGTCGCCCGCGTCCCCGCCCCCCTGGGATCGGCGCCCATGCAGCTAGAGATCTTCGGCTACCACCTGATCGCGACGAAGGCGGCGCCGCCGTCGGCGCTCCGTCCGCTCGATAGCGGGCGTAGTTGGTACCCGATCGTGCGCGAACCGTTCACGGGCGCCTGGCAGCAGAACGCGGAGATTCGCTGCGAGTCCGCCCTGTCCTATTTCGCCGTGTTCGCGTGCGTGACGCTCATCGCCGCCGACGTCGCGAAGCTCGCGCTGCGCCTCATGCTGCGCGACGACGAGGGGGTCTGGCACGAAACGACGAATCCCGCCTATTCGCCCGTGCTCCGCAAACCGAACCGGTACCAGACGACGATCAAGTTCATCGAACAGTGGATGACGTCGAAGCTCGTGCACGGGAACACGTACGTCCTGAAAGAGCGCGACGCCCGCGGGGTCGTCGTCGCGCTGTACGTGCTCGATCCCCAGAAAGTGACGCCGCTCGTCGCCCCCGACGGCGCCGTGTACTACGAGCTCAAGAGCGACGACCTGGCGGGCGTGCTCAAGAGCGAGGGGCCGATCACCGTCCCGGCGAGCGAGATGATCCACGACCGGATGATCTGCCTCTTTCACCCGTTGATCGGGGTCACGCCGCTCTACGCGTGCGGGCTGTCCGCGCTGCAGGGGTTGACGATTCAACAGACGTCGAACAAGTTTTTCGCGTCGGGCGCGCAACCGTCCGGGATCCTCACGGCGCCAGGCGCGATCAAGGACGAGACGGCGGCGCGGCTGAAAGACTACTGGACGACGAATTTCTCGGGCGACAACGTCGGGCGCGTCGCGGTGGTCGGCGACGGGTTGAAGTACGAGCCCATGACGGTCAACGCGGTCGACGCGCAGTTGATCGAGCAGCTCCGGTGGACGGCTGAAACGATCTGCGCCTGTTACCACGTTCCGAGTTTCATGATCGGGGTCGGGCCGGCGCCGCCGTTCGCGAGCGTCGAACCGATGCAGCAGCAGTACTACTCGCAATGTATCCAGAGCCTCGTCGTGTCGTGTGAGACGTCGCTCGACGAGGGGCTCGGGCTCGCGGGGACGGACTACGGGACCGAATTCGACATCGACGATTTGATTTACATGGACACGCAGACCCGGACGAAGGCCGCCTCGGATGCGATCGGGTCCGGCGCTGTCTCGCCGAACGAAGCGCGCGCGAAGTACTTCGGGCTCGGCAAGGTCCAGGGCGGCGACACGCCGTACATGCAGCAGCAGAACTACTCGCTCGCCGCGCTCGACGAACGGGATCGGAATTCGCCCTTTGCGACGACGCCGGCACCGGTGCCCGCGCCCGCCCCGCCCGCCCAGGCGGCCGGCGAACTCGCGGCGCCGGTGACGGCGCTCGTCGCCGCCCTGGCGGCGAAGGATTGGGGGACGCTCCATGAGCGCGGATAATCCCGACCTGGTCGCGACGCTCGCGGCCGCGGTGGAACGCGCCGTCCTGGCGGCCCTGGCGCCCGTCGTGGGCCGCGTCCGGGCGCTCGAGACGGCGACGGCGGGACTCGGAGACGTCCAGACGACGGTCGCCGCCCTGGCTGCCGCGGGGCCGGTCCCAGGGCCCCCAGGCGCGCCGGGGCCGGCCGGGGCCGACGGCCAGGGCGTCGAGACGGTCACGTGCGAGTACGACGGGGAGCGGGCGGTCACGTTCCGCTGGGCCAGGGGCGGGGCGACCGAAGAGAAAGCGATCGTGCTCCCGCTCATGCTGTACCGGGGCGTGCACGTCCCCGGGCGCCTGTACGAGCGGGGCGACTGCGTCACGGCCGACGGGTCCGTGTTTCACTGCAACGCGGACACGACGGCCGCCCCGGGCAGTGCGGCGGGCGCCTGGACGCTGGCCGTCAAGCGCGGGAAGGATGCGCGATGAGATCCTGGGCGTTTCAGTTCAACGCGACGCCCGACGACCAGGTCCGGGACGGGGAACTCCGCGTCGACGCGGCGCCGCCGTATGTCGGCCAGGTGACACGCCTCTATGTCGACAACCTGGACCGCGATGGGCAGTACGTGCGGCCGATGATCGCCGCGTACCCGGCGGGGACGGGGATCTATCTCGAGGGGCCGGGCGAGACGTTCGCGCACCTGGAATTGTTGCGCGCGCCGATTCCCCGGATCGGGTACCTCGAGCTCCCCATCGTCACGCTCGAGGCAACGCCGACGGGGATGACCGCGGGCCCGGTGACGGCCGCATTTCTCGGGGGGATGCTCTGATGGCCGATCCCCTCCTGGTGACGCTCGCGGCGGCGAAGCGCCATCTCTACGTCACCGATGATCTACACGACGACCGCGTGCTCGACATGCTCGCGAGCGCGAGCGCGACGATCCGGAAGTATGTGAAAGACCAGAACGACCCGACGTGGGACGACACAACCGCGCCGCCAGAGCTTCAACAGGCCGTGAAATTGCTGCTCGCCCATTCGTACGAACACGCGGGCGATGAATTCGGGCCGGCGGGCGACAACGATGACCGGGTCTGGGCGGCGATCGCGAACCAGTTGCGCTCGTGGCGCGATCCGACGCTGGCGTGATTCATGGGGATCGGGAATTTCCGGCACGTCGGGACGATCCAGGCGCCCGAATCGGTCCCGGACGGGGACGGCGGGACGATCGAGACGTGGGTCGACCGCCCGCCCGCCTGGCCGATCGACATTCGGCCGGCGACCGTGCGGGATCTGGAGCGGCAAACCGCGGGGACGATTGTCGCGACCGCGACGCATGTGATTCATGGGCGGTACCGGGCGGACGTCGACGTAAAGTGTCGCGTCGTGTTCGAGGGGCGGGTGTTTCAGGTCACGGGGCTCGCACGCCCGTTCGAACGCCCGATCCATCTGTTGCTGTTTGCGAAGGAAACGATCTAAATGCCGAACAAGATCGAACTCCGCGGGTTCGACGATCTGATCCGCGATCTGACCGCGCTCCCCGTGAAACTGCAACACGGCGCCGATCCGATCCTGCTCCGGTACGCGCGCGTGTCCGAAGCTCGCCTGACCGCCGCGTATCCCGTCGTGACCGGCGCGCTCCGGGCGGGGGTCAAGATCGTCGAGCGAACCGCGCGCGGGGTCGCGTCGCTCTATACGCTCGTCTCGAGCGCGCCGCACGCGCACTTGTACGAATTCGGGACCGCCCGCACGACGCCGCGGGCGACGTTTCTCCCGATCACCGAACACGATCGACGGGCGGCGACGGCCGCGGTCGCGGAGCTCGTGCGCGCGGAAGGGATCACCGTCGGGGGGGATCGCACGTGATCGACGTCAGCGAAATCGAACGCGCGATCATCGGGAAACTGACCGCCGACCCCGAACTGACCAGTTATGTCCCTGACGGGGTGTACTGGGATCTGGCGGTCCAGGGGTCGACGCAGTTTGTGATCGTCAGCGCGTCGACGTCGCGGGCGGAGATGGAGTTTCACGGGATCGATTCCTGGCGCGCGCTGATCTATACCGTCAAAGCGGTCGTCCAGAGTACGGGGACGCCCGTGATCGCCCAGGCGGACGCGCGGATCAACGCGCTCCTCGATCGGCAACCGCTCGAGCTCCCGGAGGCCGCTGGCGCCGGCCTGATGGTCATGCGCTGGCTCGATCGCGTGCGGTACACGGAAAACGTCGACGGGAATACCTGGCAGCATCGGGGCGCGCGGTATGAAGTGATCGTGACGCCCGTGACCGGGGCGCCGCCGCCCGTCGCCGTGCCGCCGACCCTCACGTTTCCGCCCGTGGGGAGTAGCGTCGCCTCGGGTCAAAGTGTCACGCTCACGGTCGTCGCCGCCGGCACGCCGCCCCTCGCCTATCAGTGGATACAGGCGGGCGTCGATATTCCTGGCGCCACGAATGCGTTTTATGTGACGGGGCCGCTGACGACGACGTCCGTCTATGCGGTGCGCGTCTCAAATCTCTATGGGACCGTGACGTCGGCGCCAGTCACGGTCACGGTCGTCGCGGCCACCCTCACGTATCAGCAACAGGTCATCGTTGATGGCGCGGTCGCGTACTGGCCCCTCGATGATGCCAGCGGATCCACGGCGCGCGATCTCGTGGGGACGCGCCACGGGACGATTGTCGGCGGCGTCACCCTGAATCAGTCTGGGATGGGTACCAGTAGATCAATGAGTTTCGATGGCAGTAGCGGACATATCAGTCTGCCGGCCCTCCCACCGTTCTATCCGGCCTATAGCTATGAAGCCTGGGTGTACCTGGTGACGAACTCAGACAATGGGATCGTCATCCAACGCGGCAACGCCGGGGCGGCTGGCCACGGGCTGCACGGGGTCGCATCAAATCTTCGCCGGATCTTTTTCGACGGCTATCCGGTGCTGCCGAACACAGTCAGTACGACGTCGGTCCCGCTGTCATCGTGGCACCACTACGTCTGGGCGAATGACGGAACCGTGCTGCGGTTTTATGTGGATGGCGTCTTCACTAATCAGGCCGCGATGGTCCTGCCGGTCGAGGGGCCGGCAAGTCCCATCAATGAAATCGGCACGTATTCCCATACGGCGGGGGGCTGGATGCACGGAAAATTGCAAGACATCGCGATCTACACGCGCGTCCTGACCCCCGCCGAAATTGCGGTGCACTACGACCTACGCGCCTGAATGACAGCCAGGCGCGCGGGTGTGAACGGGCGTTTGGGATCTTGTAACGAAGGGGAGCACACGTTATGCGGAGACATGGATCACACGGATCGGTCGAAATGGACCCGACGGGGGGCGCGACCGCGGTCCCCGTCGCGGTGTTGAATACCTGGTCCCTGGACCTGAAACGCGATCGCGCCGACGCGACCTGTTTCGGCGACACGGTCAAGGTATCGGTGCAGGGGCTCCCGTCGATCGAAGGGAAGCTCGAAGGGATTTGGGATGAAACCCTGTCCCCCGCGCTGTTCCAGGTCGCGCTCGGCGAAACCGCCGTGTTCCTGAAACTGATCCCGTCGGACCTGGCGCCGACGTTTTTCTTTTCGGGGCTCGCGTACCTGGACACGTCGATCGAAGTCGCGCACGACGGCGCGATCAAAACCGCGGGGACGTTCGCGGGCGCCGGCCCCTGGACGATGGATCCGGTCGTTCCGTAACGGGCGCCCGTGCAAACGATCCGCGGCCGCGTCGCGGCGGTCAAATGGGCGTACTACACGGCCGCGGCCGTCGAGGGGTACACCGTGACCCACGACAAGATCGCGGGCTGGACGGTCGCGGGCGCCCTGGTCCCGGGCGCCGTCGACGCGTTCAAACTCGCGCAACGGCCGCTCTTTTTCGTCGCCCCGTTCAAGCGGGGCGCCTGGCGGTGGGAAATTCGGACGTTCACACGGGGGGCCGACGGCGGGCGATTTACGGCCGCGCTCGGGCCCGTGACCGTCGAGGGGGAACATGGGATCACGCGTCCGTCGCCCTGATATCGACGTGTTACCGCTGACCGACGGCGACACGATCACGGTGAAACGATTTCTCACCGCGGGGGAATTTCGCGCCCTGATCAAAATGGCGACGAAACCGGTTCACGTCGACGCGGGGCGCGCCGCGAACGGGCAAGATTTGACGTTCGAAGTCGACCCGACCGAAAGCGGGATCGGGGTCGTCCTGGCGTACCTGCTCGACTGGACCTTTACGGATTTCGACGGGCGCCCCCTGGTCATTCGGGATCAACCGACGGCGGTCGTCCGCGCCGCGCTCGACGCGATCGACGCGGCCAGTTACATGGAAGTACAGCGCGCGGTCCAGGCGCACGATCAGACGATGCGCGCGTACATCGCGGCCGAAAAAAAAACGACACCTGGCGCGACGGCGCCCGTTCCGACCTAGCGATCTGTCGGGTGATGGGCTGGACGCTCGCCGACGTGTGGGATTTGCCGATGCATTATTACGAATTTCTGATCGACGAACTCAACCGCGAAGCGTCCCGGTAACGTCATGCCGCTGACCGCGAATTTCCTTGCCGACTTTTCGAGTTTTATCACCGCCTGTCGCGACGCGACGACGTCGACGGAGCAGCTCGTCGAATCGGCGGGGAAGGTCGGCGCCGACGTCGACCAGGCGATCAGCAAAGCGGCGGGGTCGATCAAAACCGCGGCGGTCGGGATCGCCGATTTCGCGAAGTCGACGTACTCCGTCCTGTCGTCGTCGCAAGTCAAGGATTTCGTCGGCGACGTGACCCAAGCGGTGTCGGGGTTCATCAATGAATTCGCCGAAGGGGAAGCGGCAACCGCGCGGTTGACGGTCGCGCTGAAGAACGCGGGGCAAGCGTCCCCGGATGTGATCGCCGCGTACGGGGAGATGGCGACGCAACTCCAGAGCGTGTCGCGGTTTTCCGACGAGGCGATCACCGACGCGCAGACGTACTTCACGACGATCGGGAACGTCGGCCCCCAAGAAATGCAGAAGGTCATCCAGGCGACGATGGACCTCGCGATCGGCCTGGGGACCGACATTCCCGCCGCGGCGAAACTCATGGTCCAGGCCGCGCAGAGCGACGGCGAAGCGTTAGGGAAACTCAAGAAAGTCTTTGGGGACACGATCCCCGAAGGGGCGTCGTTCGCGGAAGTGTTGGACGCGATTAACCAGAAATTCGGGGGGCAAGCGGCCGCGGACATGGAAACGACGACGGGGAAGATCGAGAACATGAAGAACCAGATGTCCGATTTCAACGAGCAGATCGGCGCCGTGCTCGCGGACAACCTGACCGCCATGCTCGACCTGTTCAAGTCGCTCCCCGAAGGGATGCAGACGTTCATCATTGCGACGGTCGCGATCGGGACCGCGCTCGCGCCGATCCTGGTGTCCCTGTCCGCGGTCGTCTCGATACTCGGCGCGGCGGGGCTCGTGGGCGCGCTCGGCGCGGCCGGCGCCGCGATCGTCCCGTTCCTGCCCCTCATCGCCGCGATCGCCGCGGCCGTGCTCGCGGTCTGGGCGGTCTGGCACTACTGGGACGACATGGTCGCGATCGTGAAGAACGCGGTCGCCGCGATCAAAGGGTTTCTCGTCGACACGCTCCCCGCCGCGTTCAAGGCCACGATCGCGACGGTCGCGCAGTGGTACAACGACCTGAAGATGTGGCTCTTCGACAAACTCGCCTGGTTGATCGGCGAAGTGATCAAGCTCCCCGGAAAAATCGTCGACGTGTTTCGCTGGATGTACAACGAAATCATCGGGATGTCGTCGGTCCCTGACCTGGTCGACGGGATCGCGGAACACTTCGGCCGGCTCGACGGGATCATGGTCGATCCCGCGCTCGCGGCCGTCGGCGACGTCGCGGCGGGGTTCGCGTCACTCGGCGACCCGATCACGCTCGGGACGCTCACGCCTGGCGCGGCCGCCGGCGCGGGCGGGGGCGGCGCGGGGGCCACGACGATCACCGTGAACATGTCGGGGATGCTCGGGACCGATGATCCCCAGACGCGCGCGATGATGGCCGATCTCGTGTCGAGCGCGGTCATGCAAGGCATGAGGGGTACGCGCCGCCTGGGGACGGTGTAACGTGGCGGCGACCGATGTCGTCGTCGTCGTCGGCGGGCGGATCCTCACGCCGTTCGCGCGCCTCGGCCGGCTCCGGATCGATGACCTGTTGAACGATGCGCCGAACACCGCCGCGCTCACGATGGTCGCGGCCCCGCGGCCCTCCGCCCCCGGTTCAGGCGCGTTCGCCGTCCACGCGTTCGATCCGGCCGCGTTTACGACCGATATGACCCCGTCCGGCCCGATCAGTCCCCCGCCGATCCTCCCGGGCGCGCCGATCGCGATCTATCTCGGCGCGATCGACCCCGCGACGCAGATCTTCGGCGGACAAATCACCGTCCGCGAGCAGTACGCGGAGCTCGATATCCCGACACATGTCCGCTACGACCTGTCCTGTGTCGACTTCTCGCGGCGCCTGAATCATCGCACCGTGACGACCGAGTACCTCACCGCCAGCGTCACGACGATCGTGAAGGACCTGATCGCCCGGTTCGCGCCGGTCATCACGACGGCCCACGTCCAGGCCGGGTTGCCCTCGATCTCCGGGATGACGTTCACGTTCGAAGATGTGTCGGGCGCCCTCTCGCGCCTGGCGAAAGGGATCGGGGCGTCCTGGTATGTCGACTACGTCGGCGATCTGCATTTCTTCGTCGGGACGGAACCGGGGCCGGCCCCGGCGCCGATCACGCCAGGCGGCCGGTTCAGCGGCCTGAAGATCTCCGCGGATCTGACCCAGGTCCGAACGCGCGTAATCGTGGAAGCGGCCGGGGGGACCGCGGCGGCGACCCTCACGACGGTCGATACGTTGATCCCGCTGTCGACGGTGCTCCCCTTCCCCGCGGCCGGCGGCCGCGCGAAGATCGGGCCCGCGCTCGTGACGTATACCGGGACGCACGCCGGCGGGGTTAAGGCGAACACGCTCGGCCTGTTCACCGCGGACATCCCGCCCGTCGACCCGATCCCGCCGCCGCCGGCGCCAGGCGCCCCGGCGGCCGCGCTCGCGCCCGCGTCGACGCCCGGGCAGATGTCGGGCGGGCCCTATACGTACGCGGTGACGGTGGAACTGTCCGACGGGCGGCGGTCAGACGTCGGCGCCCCGTCCGCGCCCCTCACGATTGCCCCGGCCGCGAACCCGCCCCCGACGACCGCGATCCTCCCGACCCCGCCGATCGCGGGGCCGATCCGGGCGGGGGTGACGGCCACGTACGCGACCAGTTACGTCGACGCGGCGGGCAATGAGACGATCGCGACGACGGGGGGGCCGATCGTGACGGGGCGGCCGGTCGCGGCACCCGCGGCGCCCCCGTCGGTCAACGCGTCGGCGGGCGGCGCGGTCGACGTCGGGTTTCGCGCGTACCGTGTGACGTACGTCACGGCCGCGGGGGAAACGGCGCCGTCCCCGCTCGGCGCCGCGGTCGAAACAACCCCAGGGATCCAGACCCACGTTATCGCGATCGTGCCAGTCACCGATCCGCGGGTCGTCGCACAAAAAATCTACCGATCGACAACCGCGGCGACGAGCGCGGGCGCCGCTATGCCGTACCGCTTCGTAATGGCGGTCCAGGGCTCGGGACAGTTCAACGATATTTCGGCCGATGCCGCGCTCCCGACGGCCGCGCTCCCGATTCTCTCGACGGCCGATAGCGGGGAAGGGGCGACGGTGACGCTCCCGACGTCGACCGATG